CAGCAGTTACCGAGCCTGTCGTATTGTTTTTACCAGCAAAATAACCGATTGTTGTGTTGTACTGACCAGACGTATTTGCGTATAAAGCCTGATATCCTACTGCGGTATTAAAAGAGGCGGTATTGTTAGAGTAAAGAGCATCGTTACCAAAAGCAGTATTTCGTGTGCCAGTAGTATTTGTGAATAAAGATGTATCGCCAGTTGCGGTGTTATAAATACCAGTAGTGTTGCCACCTAAAGAATTGTTTCCAACTGCTGTGTTGTTAAATCCAGTTGTATTAGCATCTAAAGCCCTGTAACCAACAGCAGTCAATGTATCGCCTGTTGTGTTTGCATATAACGCTTGATAACCTACTGCGGTGTTATTAGATGCGGTGGTGTTTGCCCTTAAAGCACCATCACCCATAGCGGTATTGTTTGAGCCTGTGGTGTTAGCTTCTAATGCTTCTACACCAAATGCATTGTTATAGTTTCCTGTGGTTGTTAAATATAGTGCTTGATAACCTAATGCGTTATTTTGACTGCCTGTAGTATTTGTATATAACGCTTGAACACCGATTGCTGTATTGATTGCACCAGTAGTATTACTGTAAGCAGCTTGGTAGCCTACTGCGGTGTTGCTAGATGCGGTGGTGTTTGAGTAAAGTGCTTGATGACCAATAGCAACGCTTCCAAAGCCAGTAGTATTGCTATATAAAGAATCGCAACCTAAAGCAGTTAACCAGTATCCTGTAGAATTTGTAAATCCAGAATTAGCACCAATTAAAGTAACAAAACCATTTGTTATTGTTGATTTTCCAGCACTACTACCAACATAAGTGCATGAACCTATATTTCCAGCAGCACCAGCTTGATAACCAATAGCTGTGCAAACGCTACCAGTAGTATTTGTGGCTAAAGCACCATTACCCAAAACAGTATTTGTACCAACAGCACCACCACCCTTACCAACAGTAAGACCTGATATAGAAGCATCGTTAGTAACTGTTAGATTAGTAAGGTTAGATGTTGTAACATTTTGTGTGGTTATATTGGCAGTTGTAGCCACCAACAATGTTGTGCTGACATTAGACAGTCCAGCTAAAGTAGTAGTCGTGTTTCCAAGACCTACTGTGGTCGATCCGATGGTAACTGGCGTATTAAAATTGGCATCTAAGTTCGATAACGGGATCGAAGTTGTCGCTGTGCCGAATGTATATGGTACTGGCATTTTTAGAACCTCACTCTCAATTCATGTTCAAGTTCAAATGTATTAACCACAAAACCCGCTGAATTGGATGTCATGGTTAACCCTAAATATTTACCCCATTGCTGAGCATCTGACTTGTATAAATAATAACCATTAGTAAATACCCATGATATTACTGTAGAACTATTATTTATCCAAGGAATTGTGACATTGGAATTATTGAGCCAGGTCACAAAATTGCCCAAAACATACGGGGAACTAGACCCAATTTCTGAATCTACCGTTACATCAAGTACACCACCCGCAGAAAGGGTAGCTTCAATACCAAATTTAAGCGCTTGCTTGGTGCGAATCGGATCAGTTAACGGTAACAGGGCAGTTTGAATACGGGAAGTCAACTGACTAGTAGTGTCGCTATAAAGCTGCACTAATTGATTGTTTGAAACTCCGTATAACTTAATTTGTCCAGCTTCAGGCACAGAAGTAATGTATTTAAGATCATTACCCTGGCTTGATATAAACCATTTTTTCTCAAAAAATACCGCCTGAACAAACCGATAGCTGTTTGTGAAGGTTGTATCGTTATATCTAAAGTTAAATACAGCGCATAAAATGTTATTTAATAGAACTTGACCCGCATAAACAGGGTTTGCAAAGTCAATATTAGGAAAAACTCCATCTAAGGGATCAGATAATTTAGAGGTAGTTGATCCGACTAAGGCGTACACCCCATAGTCATTCATAAATAAAACAGATCGGAAGTACGGAAATATAGCGTTTTTTAGCTCTGAACCCACCGATGCGCTCACATTGGTATTGGTAAACAAAGTTAAACCAGCATTGGTTACCCGTACATCCGAAAACACATTAATGGAGTTATCACCAAAAATGTACAAAAAGTTGTTAGCGCTAAGTAACTGGACAATGTTGCCATGCAGCGTAGAATCGGTCAAAGTTACCGATCCCGCAGAAACGCTTGTAAAGTCGCTATACGACCCCGCAGCGCTGTAATAGACTGATCGACCAGCCGCAATCCAAACACGCCCTGAAAAGCTCGCTATGCCCACATTAGGCTCAGAATTAACAATGGCTTGCAAGACAGCGCCATTACCACCACCACCAGACACCGTGGCTGTCACATTGGCAGCGTTGGTGTAACCTGATCCTTGGTTGGTCATAATGACCTGGGTGACGACATTACCTAGGACAATGGGTACAGCCGTAGCTCCCGCACCGCCACCGCCTGAAATCGTGACAATGGTATTGGCTGCGTTGGTGTAGCCCGATCCTTCGTTAGAAACAACTAAAGAGAGCGTACCTGTTTGAAAGTTAAATAATTGGGCTACCGCATTAGCGCCCGTACCACCCCCGCCACCACTAAAGGTAACCGTTAAATTAGCAGCGTTAGTGTAACCAGTACCCGCATTTACAACTGCTACTGAAGTTACTACATTAGCTGTAGAGATAGTAGCTGTTGCATTAGCCTGTTCTCCACCCGTTTGGTTTGGAGCGCTAATAGTAACGGTTGGCGCTTCGGTATATCCTGAACCTTGATTAACAATACCTATCAATCCGACAGAGCCAATAGTTACAACATTATTGCCATCCCAATTAAAGTAACCCTTGGTAGGATCAAGGATGAGCATACGCTCGTTATTCCATTGGGTTATTTGGATACCGCTAGCAGAAAATGTGCCAGGTGATGCAATATTGCCAAAAGTATCGGTTGTGATATTAAAGAACTGGGCTGATCCATTTTGCATAAAAGCAACAACATAGTCATTTAAACCAATATTGACCGATGATAAATGGGTAACGGTATTGGCAAAAACAACGGTATTTGCGCCAGCCATTACATTGCTATTAGTAGGAATAATTTTGACATTGCCGTACCCAATCGGCTGGGCGTTTTCAATCCAGCTAAATTCACTCTCATCAATGGCTGTACGGTTAGCCTTGGTGTTTAGCCCTCTAAACTGTTTGATAACGGCATAGGACTTTTTCTGTTCCGCTGCTGCCATGGCTAGTAAGGTGAGCTATAAGGCGTTGGGATTCTGCGGGTAAATACGGAAGTAAGTACCGATGCAGTTTGCTTGTTGTATTCTTGTTTATAAATCTCAGCTTCACCATAACTTTGCTCGTAATACTTGGCTAGGTAAGCTGCGTAAAATTTAATGGAGCTGGTGTACGGGTCTTTAATCGTATCTACTTCATTAGAAGTTACCAATGGTAATGGCAAGATAACCGTATCAATTTCAAGCTGATATGCTTCATCTGGGATTGGACCAATATAGATATTGCTTTGCCCGTAATTGCTAAATGCTAGAGGTCTGCCAAGATAATTCTGCCAAAAGCGCAAGCGCACATTAAAGTCTGACCAAGCCAAATAATCTAATGGCACACGGGTGTTACCCCAATATAGGTTGATATTAATAATATCAAGGGTTCGGTCGCCAGACGGCATAGATGCGTAGTAAATGTTTTCACAGTTACCTACATAAGTTAAGCCAGCCGTACCATTTAAAAATTGGGTAGAGGGTGGATAATTGGTAATATTATTATAGTTGCTTTGCGGATAGGGTGGCGCAGTTGTTCCTGTTGTACCAGCAAGAGTAACCTGATAAATAAAAATATTACTAAAAATAAAGTCATTTAAAGCGACTGGTGTACTAGCTGTCCATGCCACAGGATTGGTAGGAACTGCACTATTTAAAGCCGATGAAGCTGGAACTTTTGCTGGAGTTTGTACAATCTGGATTGTTCTTAGGCATCCAGTATCACGGACTACACGATCTCTAGCACTATTAATGTAGTCTGTTAATTGAGAATCGGTATAGAAGTTTCCTGTTGCATCGTGGAGTAATCGTCTGACTTCCGTAATGTAAGTCGATAGAGTTGCCATTTAAACTCCATAAGTCATGCTGCCACCGAGAGGACTTTTCCCCCCGCCCTCTTTTGGGAAGGAAGGGGTACTCTTTCCACCAACGGGGATAACGATTGGTTCTTTTTAGGCGCTTGAGTAGATAAATCCCATTGTGCTAAACGATCCAAGCCTTCTTGAAAATCGTTAGCGGTTTTTATCCAACCCAATCTAGCCAAGTGGGTGGTCTTATCTTCTTTACCGTAACCAAAAATATGACGGGCAGCTTCCTCTGAAATCTCTACAGTTGCACCCTTTTTAAAGTCATAAAATACTCCACCGAAGCCATCTCTTAGGTCTTGGTCTGAGTTATTGGTTACATAAATCATTAGAAGCTCACCACTTGTCCAAACACACAAATATCTACGGTGTTGGCATTACCAGAAGCGGTATTCACATTTACATAAAGTGCTTGTGATTGGTTTCCAGTAATCTCCGTATTTGCTGGATAGGCAACCGTCAAATCCTGGTATTTACCATTAGTGCTAACAGACGATAAGACCACATTAGCAACAACTACATTGCTTGCGCCCATATCTCCTGTGCTTGAAATAGTAATACCAATATTTGCGCTAGCAACCGATCCAGTAGGATTTTGAACGGTGACTTGCCGAACAATAATCCCACCAGAGTTTGCAGTTGCACCACCGTTGGTTAACCCGCCTGACAACAATGGAATTTTAATCTGCGCAGTTCCCGTTGTTGCTAGGGATTGCGCAGTTAATTTTCCTATCAAGCCGTAGCCAAAACTATCTAGGTAAAGATTACCTACTGCATTGGGGTTAGCCATTGTTTCTCTCCTTAATCGTTGTAAGTGCCAGAAGCAGCTTCACCACCGTTTACAGTAGCCAAGGTTACTGTAGCGTTGGTAGTTGCCAGCAAGCGGACATTTACACCATCAGAGATTACAACACCACCCACATTAATTGCGCCCACATTTGAATATGTAGCAACATTGGAGGTTGTATTGTATGCCGATACTGCTTGGATAATCACATTGGGAGTTGCAAACATGATGTAAGTACCAGCGGGAACGGTTGTACCAGCGGTAGTTGCAGCAATGGTTGTAAGCTGCCAATATGCGCCAGGCGTATTGGTTGCGCTACCTGCGATCAGGATTTTATTTAAGCCGAGTGCCATAACTAGTTCTCCTTATAAAGAAATAGAGTTGTAGCCAGATACTCTGGTCATTGACTTCGGCTTGGTGCTTACCAATTCGGCAATCATCAAGACAGCGCCAACATAACCAATCTGCCAGTTTGGTAGAGTGCTTTCAAATCCAGTAAACACAAAGCTACCTTGATCGTGAATATACAAGCTCAAGTAGTTTGAGTTAATGAAATAGACAACACCTTCTGGGCAATAAGGGTCTGGATAAATAGGTACACCAGCGACCATCAAAGCACGGAAAGCTGCTTGTGGTCCATTGGTATCGCTGTCAAAACCGCTACCTGGGGTAATCACATACTGCTCTTGACCAACATAGTCTTGAGCCAATAGTGTCCAAGTACCAAATCCGCAAACACCAAAAGTAGGCACTTCTGCACCGTTTTTAACAGTTCCAGAAATGTACTGAAGGATATTTTGACGAGTTGGGTTGACTGATCCAGCGTTGTAAACCTTCGATTGCCACCAAGTATAGGTGCTACGGTTAATGTTACCGTATGTACCCATGTTAGTACCATCGTCAATTGCGCCTGGCAAACCAATAAATTGTTGAGTGTTCGTGTAGTTGGTGTACAAAGCAGTCGCCATTGCATCCATCATCACATTGGTTGCATCGTTCATACGAGCTTCAATGAGAGGAATAATTGCATAGTCTTGCTGTACAGCACCTTCCATCCCGAGGAATGGTACAGGAGCAATCATCAGTTTAAGGTTGAACTCAGCGTTGTATGCACCTTGCTGTACCGATGGTTGCGTAAAGCTACCAGAGTAATCAGACCATTGTGCGTTAACGAACTGAGCGCCTTGTACTGGCACAGTTACTTGGGATACACCACCTGAAGCCTGTTGACTATTTGCAATCAACGCAGCCATCAAGGGTGTGCTGTTATAAAGTTGTACGACCAGTTTGGGGATAAACGCTCTACGAGTTACATAAGTAAGTTCGTTATATTGCGATGTACCCGCCGCTGGAAGAATACCGCCGCCTATAGGCATAGTTTATCTCCAAACAAAAATCTAAATATCCCCTAAAACTACAAACTTCAAATACCAATTGGTCGAGTGTTTTTACGCAATTCAGCCAATGCTTTTGCTGCTTCGTTTCTAGCACCTTGTACTGGGTTTTTCCAATAGTTATTCAGGTCAAAACCTTTTAACGGACTTGGGTTATAGCCAGATGGTGTAGGCACAGCAGCCTGTTTCATCCAATCAAAATACTCGGCAGCCGTTTCGTGGTTTGATATGTTCTTCTCAAGCATAATTTTCTCGATCTGTTGAATATCATCATCCGAACTAGCTAAACCTTTTTTAATTAGTCTATCTCTGCGTTTTTGCAATTCTTCCAACGCTTCTTTTTCTTTCAGCTTGGCTTCCAATTGCATTACCCGATCTTCCGCAGCACTTACTTTTTGCTCAGTATAGTCCTCGATTTCGAGTTCAGGTATGGGCAAGTTTGGGCGCAAGCGTTTTGTTAAACGCAATGCTTCTTTACGGGTAGAAGGATTCTCAGCCAACTCTTTCATCAAGAGGGCTAATTCATCCCGCTGTTCTAAACTAATATCTTCTAAGCTCATCTTTATCCCCTTTTTTCGTTAGATGACTTTTTTGGTATCACCAGGCTGGCTCATGGTCATCATGTTTTTGCTACCAGCTTTGTTTGATGCAGACAAGCCACCAAATTGAGAATAACGGGGAGTATTGATTACTTGTCCGTTCTTTTGGTTATTGTCGGTTGGTTTGCGAGGAGCAGAAGCGCCACGGGGTTTAAACAGTTCCATAATAATTTCCTTTACATGGGTTGAGGTAATGGCATAGCGCCACCGCTAGGCATTGCTGGCGGGGTTGGCATCATGCCAGGAATCGCTGGCGCAGAGGACATTGCTTTACTCTCAGGTGTTGCGCCACCCGCTTGAGGTAAAGTTTGCAACATATT